GGCGCCGTGTACGCTTCACTGGGACACTACGCTATGGTACTCACAACTATTTTGGTGTGCATCTGCGCATGCCAGTTGTCACGTGCCATTAGGCCCGGCTTCCTAGTCAAAGCGCTATACCGTGTAAAGTCAAGAATAGTGTACGCGTGTAGCACCAGACACGATGATTTCCTGCGACGCTCATTCCAGAGGAAAGCTTCGGCTCTCTTAGAAAACCGCCGCAGGCCTCAGTTCGGCTGGCATTCTCACGCCAACGCTGCGTTGACCCGTACCATAATCCACGACTGGATGGACGATGTCGTTAGCGACACCGGCGCCGAGTCGTATACCATCAGCATGAGCAAAGGTGACCAGGCATCAACGAAACGTGGTCAGCGTCTGGCTTATTGGGACGTTGACACGCGCTCAGATTATAGGTTCGATAACTTACACCACAACGACGTCGTACTGTTCAAAGACTCTGACTACCACGAAGAAGACATCAACAGTTACCTCGACGGCCACAACGTACTTATCGCCACCGTGTGCCCCATACGACCCGGGGGCACTGTTGGTGGAGACATAAGTTACAGGTTCGTCGGCGACAACTTCGACATGACAGTAGACGGCTACGCCAATTACCACCACAAATTGTGGGACTACCGCAAAGACACCGCTTACGTCCTGCATTGGTTCGGAGCCGTTTTGTACCACGTAGACACAGTCCGTTTAGATCCCCTAAGGGTTGTCGTAGCGCTAACTCCAATCTCCACTATATGGGGCCCTGTAGGATGGTTCGCTTTTAGAAGCAATCCCCTCAGGCGTCTGGTAGTCGCGTTAGGCGAATTCTCGGTCATCACCGAGACCTTAGGAGACAGCATATTACACCACGTGGCAGACAATGGAAGCCCCTTCGCCACCACCATCAGTCACCAGGGCCTCATGAGCCTTTTGGAGACGGAGAGACAGAGCCAATACCACAAATCAACAGCTTGCTTAACTCTCTTCGACACCCGAAACCGGCTCAAGGAGGAAACTTTCAACGCCACATCCGGCCGGAAAGAAGTACCCGGAGACGAGGTCACCCTCATCCACCGATACTACTTCAGCTGGAAGAAATTGTGCGGGTTGGTCGCTGCCCCTCGGGGGGTGATCGAATTGCACAACTACTTCCCAGCCACGGCCAAACCTGACGAACAGCCAAAGCCAACCATGACAGCAAAAATACCCAGCCTCTTCGACAAAATGTCAGCCGCACTCGGTCCCTCAAGATGCCAGACCCAGGACCAGAAAACTATCGAAGACCGGCTTCTAAAAGTGCGCAACAACACCACCACACCAGGATATCACAAAAGGTATATGCGGGAGTTCGTGAACTTCCTGGTTACCCTCATCCATGCCGCCGAACCGTGGCCGTTAAGCGACGTCCTTGAGACTCAGTCCAGACCTTCGCAACGGGCATCTTTCGAGAAAATCAGCGGAACGGTCGACATGGACATTCCCAGCCGCCCTTCTGCCTTCATGAAAGTGGAGGCGAGTCAACACGGCAAATCCGCCCGTAACATCACACCCATGGACGCCAGCCATCGCACACGTTTCGCAGCTTACGCTAAAGTAGTCAGCGAGATTATGCAAAGGCAACACTGGTGCGCCGTGGGCGACCATCCCCTCAGCATCGCTCGGCGCGTCTATTCTAAGGTAAAAGAATGCCTTTGGGTAGTAATGTCCGACTTTGCTAAAATGGATGGTTCATCCGGCGATTTAGCCCACGAACTTCTCACAATGGTTTATCATGCAGTATTCGCACCCAAGTACCACGCTGACATCGATTTCTTATTAAAAGAAACGCTCAACAAAAACATAGTCACTGCCGAGGGAGTGAAATATAATTCCGGAAAATCAACTTTGTCCGGCTGCCTGAACACGACCCAGCGCTCTACTCTGCCCAACGCATACCTCAATTACGTGACATTGCGTAAGATGGGCCAGAGACCTGAGAAAGCTTGGGCGAATTTAGGCCTGTACTGCGGCGACGATGGTTTGTCACCTAACTCAGACGCAAAACTGTTCACACAGGTTTGCGCTGAAGCAGGCTACACCGTCACAAACGAAGTCGCCACAAAATCAGACTGCGAAAACCGCGTGAGAGTGAATTTCTTGTCGAGGTATTACGTAGACGCTTGGTCAGGACCAGAATCCGTATGTGACCCACGCCGGGTCCTGGCTAGAGCACACTTAGTCAACGGGACACCCGACATGAGCGACAAAGAATATGCCGGTCGCATGATGAACAAAGCAGTTGGCCAACTGCAGATGGACGCCGATACGCCTCTGGTGTCAGATTTCATGCGGGCCGTGCTCCGGGCTGTGGACTCATTCGGAAAAGCCGAATGGGATTACCCCGAGGAAAGACCCTATTATTCCAATGCCGAGACTCAATGGCCACAACTTCAGGCTTGGAACAACCACCACATCGTCAGCGAATTGCTAGGAATAGACGACAGCCACATGGCCCACATCTGCGCGCAACTGGCTGAAGTCCGCACCTTTGACGATTTCCGAAATGTGTCCCAATTGCACTCCCCCAGAGAAGGTACGTTCCCTATCGTCCTGGCTGGAGACATTTGGCCCGCCCCAACTCCCGCGGACGTAAAACACATTACAACCCCACCAACCATCCATTTTGAAAATGAAAATCAAGCGCCGCGTGAATGCCAAACCAATGGTCCGCAAGGTCAAACAGACCGCCATCGTCAAGGCGAAACAACGCCGCGCGAGTCCTGCGAATTTGTCGCAGGACGGGATTAATCTTCTTAAATGCGCTTTCGCTGCTCCGGATTTTCTTGATGATGCCGGAGCTGGTCTGCCGCTCGGAGGCGACCAGAAAGTTTTGTTGAAGAAACACCGATTAGACACCTCCATTACCGTATCAAGTGCCGCAACCGCCAACCAATCCACACATTACCTGATTCTGCCTACCGCAGGACAGGCAGTGTGGTCATGCGTCACTAACACCACTGCACTACCTGACGCCAATCAAGCTTGGGCCCCAACGTCTTTTTCAGACAGTTTTGGAGCGACAGGCTTGTTTGGAGCATCTAGTGCCAGCCGCGCAAGCAATGTTGTCGCTTTCCGTTATGCTGCTTTGGCAGCGGAGCTGAAGAGCTCTGCACCGCTTCAGACTGCAAACGGTTCGATCATTGTTTCCAAGATCCGAGTGAAAAATTCACTGGCTTACAAGACCGCCAATTTCGCTTCGTTTGATCGCGCAGCGGCAACCAATCCCGTGTTCGTGAAGGCCACCGCAACGACTGCTTCACCACCAGCCATCACCACATCATTCACGGATTCCGACACGTCCCCAAACACCCTTACAATGTCATCCATCTTGACCCGGTATTCCGTTCCTGTCGTAAACGGACTGGAACCGACCGGAGTCAATCCAAACAGGGCGTACTCTGGGCATCTAAAAGACGGGTGCTACTCCGTCGCCGTACGCGACAAGGGTAGTGAGTTCGTGCCTATCATGGAAAATTGCGCCAAACTCGCCGACAATAACATGTACGGCGTGTTGGACGGCGACTTCCTTGGCATCGACTCTGAGATGCAAGGCCTATACTTCAGGATTGACGTCCCGCAGAATCAGCAATACAGCATGCGACTGCGAGTATGGGCTTGCGTTGAATACCTCCCCGTTGTATCATCATCTCTCTACGAATATTCACGCTTCCCCCCAGCACGAGACGAGCTGGCCTTATCCCTCTACCAACGTTACGCAAAGGAATTGCCGATTGCGGTGGAGGCGGCCATGAACGACTCCGCCTGGGAACGCGCCTGGACTTGGATCAAGGCCGCATTGGGAGCCGTATCCTTCATCCCAGGACCCATCGGTGCGGTGGCAGGAGCCGCTTCAGGCTTAGCCGCAGCCATCGATGCAGTCAGGTTATGATTGTAATTGAATTGACTTCAACAGACAGTGGAACTTCTGTCTCGCACTATGTACACTATAGGGC